TCAATAGCAAAGACGCTAGGACTACTATTGTAAGTAACTGTAAAAGTTATTCCGCCTGCTGGACCTGTAGCTCCTGTAGCCCCTGTAGGGCCTGTAACCCCTGTAGGACCAGTAACTCCTGTAGGTCCAGTAGAACCAGTAACTCCTTGGGTTCCAGTGGCTCCAGTAGCCCCTGTAGGGCCTGTAGGACCTGTTGTACCAGTAACTCCAGTAACACCTGTGGGACCTACATCTCCAGTTACGCCTTGTGGACCTGTAGCACCAGTAGGGCCAGTAGCGCCTGCGGGACCAGTAGGACCCGTAGGCCCTGTTGCTCCTGTAGGACCACCCGAAGAACCAGTAGCGCCAGTAGCACCAGTTGCGCCAGTTGCGCCAGTTGCACCTGGAGCACCTGCTGTACCAGAGGGGCCTGTAGCTCCAGTCGGACCCGTAGCACCTGTTGGGCCACCCGATGAGCCAGTTGCACCAGTTGCTCCTGTTGCTCCTGTTGCTCCAGTAGTACCTGTTACGCCAGTAACACCTGTTGGGCCAGTAGGACCAGTTGCTCCTGTTGTTCCTGTTGCACCTGTTGCTCCTGTTGCACCTGTCGAGCCAGTACCTGTTGCACCCGTAGGTCCTGTAGGACCAGTAGGGCCAGTTACACCTGCAGTGCCTTGCGGTCCTTGGTCTGCTGATAACTCTACTGATACTTGTGGAGTGATAGATTCAATGATGATATATGTTGGCACTATCCCACTGCTCCAGTTACTATAAATTTACCCTCTAAGATTCTTGTTACTTCAGAGCCTGAATCCAATGTAAGATCATAAGCATAACGACCAGCAGTAATATCAGTAGTCAAGGCAGATGATAAAGTTACATTTACGCGACCTGAAGCAGCAGTAAGGACCATACGACCATTGGCAGTAGAAGCAACTATCGTTGTAGTTGATGAACCTACGAATGGCTTTACGGTCATCGTGCCTGTGTAACCAGTGAGGTTCCAAGGCACTCCATCATCTTGAATTACAAATTGAAAGTTAAATGTGGCAGCTTGGTCACAGACCAAATTGTATTTCGCACTCATCAGGTAGAGACCGCTCTGAGAGCCTGCGCTGCAGCCAACCCAGAAGTAGAAGCGAGCTGATTGCATACACCATTAAAATCAAGCCACTTACTTTTATCAGTGTTGCCAGCGATCTCATTTAATACTCCTACCGTGTCTGTGGTCTTAGGAGTAACAGAGCGTTGAGTGGCCCACTGTCTGGCTGCTAATGCCATATCAACCATCTCGCTCATCAAGCGATAGGTGCCACCATTAGCCAGACGATTAAGTTCGTCATTGAGGGTTGTGCCGTAAACTCCTAGTGCCACTGCTTACTCCTTATCTAAACCCTGCTGTCTTCTTTGCAATTTTCTTTGGTTGTTTCACAAACTGCTTACCTGCTCTATTACCTTTAGCCTTTGCTCTGTTAGTGGCAGCCTTCTCTGCTGGAGATAAAGCATTCCAAGCAGCATCAGGTAGATAGCGCTTCTTACCTTTAGATGGCTTACCATCGCTAGTGCGCCACTTCTGTGCGCTCCAATTACTCAAAGACTCTTGAGGTTTTTTACGAGCCATCAGTCTCTATAGCCTCCGCCACGCTTCTTATATTCAGATGCAAGAAGCTGTGCTTTGCGAGCAGACCATTCTCCAGGATCTCCACCCTTGGTGCCTGCTTTGATTTTATTGAATAACGCTTTACGCATACCAGGCTTGGTGTAATTACCAGCCTCATTGACTCTTGACTTTGGCTTTGCCTTGGCTTTCTTCTTCACTTCTTTTTCTTCTTTCTGCTCTTAGTGGCTTTGCCAGCAGGGACACAATTAGGAACCATCCTGCCGTTCTTCATCTTCATACCTTTTTGCACATAGCCATCCCAGCAAGGACCTTGTTTAGCCATTACTTCTTCTTTTTCTTCTTCAATGCCTTGAAATCTGCACCAGTGATTTTATCCTTGGGGTTAGCAGTAGAGGCGATTTTTTTCTGCTTTGGTGTTAAAGTCTTTTTCATTTCTTTTTTCCTTTGTTTCTCTTAGAAATTGCTGCTGCTTTGGCTTTAGCATCAGCTTTGCTTGATGCACCCCAAGCCTGCAGGGATAGAAGTAACCTAGTCGGTTTGCCCTTTGCATCCCGTTCTGGTCCTGGCATATTACCCATACGAGCTAGGAACGAGGCTCTACGAGGATTGTCGCCACTTTTAACAGGCGGTCTCAAGGTTCCACCTTTATAGGAGGCTCTACCTTTTGCGTTTAGCCCACCTTTAGGATTCTTGCCTTCAGCTCTTTGCCAAGCGGGTGACTTTGCCATATTCGCCATACTTTCCTAGCACCGATCTAACAGTGCCATTCTTATTAAGTCTAACAATATACCCGTTCCTTATTTGAACGGAATTAAAACTTCGGTGTGTCTTGTATTGCCCAGAGGACATTACTTAGCAGATTTACCTGGAGCACCAGACTGTAACTTCTCATAAGTCATAAAAGGCTTATCGTTGGTATCTGATGGGTAAGGCATAAAGTCTTCGGACTCTTCATATTGCTTTGGGTCATTTACTGGCATTTGTTACTCCTTGTATGCAAGTTTGATTCCATCAAAGGCTTTGCCAGCCTCATTGGAAAGTTTTACTGCGGCATCTATATCTGGTTGTCTGGTACTGCGTGGTTCAATTCCCTGACGCACTGCATCATAGTAGGAATTGACTTCTTTATCCCATTTCTTTTCTTTATCTTTATCCCAATGTTGCCTGGTAGGGAAGCACCCTGCAAAGCCAAGGTTTGCTGATTGCAAACAATCTGAGTAAGAATCGTGGTCTTGGGTCTTACACCCTGATCTGCAATTAGGATTCTTCATAGTTGTGTAAGGTACTCCGAGTATCCTGCATCTATAAATATCTGAGCTTCAGCATCACTGATTGTATTGGTAGTTCCGCCAAGATAGTATGAATCAGCAGCAGCTAGTGTGTCTTGGCTTGGGGTCTGCTCCTCGGTGACCACAGTTCCATTGACTATGAATGTATAGCCACGAGGAATGTCAGTAAGAAATGGATTGATAGTTCCTGTTATCGAGCCACCAGTTATTGGCTTTGCAGCAAGGCGAGAGTATGGTGTAAATGAATAGTAATCAGTACCATAGGTTTCCCAGCGCCAAGGTGTCGTCAATGTGTATGGCATCATAACCTTTCTAATGGACTCACCACCAGGCAGGATTTCTAGGCCCTGCCTGACAGTCAATCAATTATTAGTTGATTGTTGTAGCAGTCTCAATGCGGAATAGAGCCGCCTCACGGAGACGGTTCCAGCCACCAAAGAGATACCAGCCGATGGTGCGGAAACGGCGCAATGCGTCAATTTCTGGACCGATGACAACTGATGTATCTTGTGCAAGTGCTTCTGCAAGTGCTTCACGACCAGCAACAACTGCCTTGTAAACAACGACAGATGATGCGTTAGTCTCAGATGGAACGCGAGGTGTCTCAACAATATAAGCACCTTCTAACGCTCCGACTGCGCCAGCAACGAACGGAGTACGCTCAACGTGCTTGGTTAGATCCTGGAATCCACCAGAGCCTGTTTCGGCACGGAGGTCAGCAGACTGACGTGGGTGAACGTATGCAGCATATAGCTCGCCAATGCGAGGAATAGCCTTGTTGCTACGTAGTTGAACAACAGCCTTACGGATAAGAGCAGTTGTCATTGTTCCAGATGATGTAACAGATGCGGTGCCAGTTGCGGTTCCGCCGTACAGAGCATTGGAGCCACCAGTTAGAACAGATGATACAACGGTGTCAATGGAGTCGGCAGCGTTGTAAGCGATGATGTCAGCAAGAGCTGCATCAACATCGTTGAATGAAGTTAGGTTCAACTTCTTGGTGGTTGTTACGGCTGAGCCGTACTCGTTTAGTGTTACAGTAACCTGTGATGGGTTACCAAGAGCAATAGAGGAAACATCAGAGGTTTCTGTCAATGTACCAGTCGCTGTTGCGAGATCTGAGTAGATGGAGAATACAACTGACGAACCTGGCATTGCTTGCTGTACTGGCTTGACATCAGCAAGCGCACGCATCACTGGGATGGAGCGAAGTGCCATACGAACGTATTGGTCATACGCTGTCTGGACTAGGTTGCTGATTGTCGAAGACGAAGTAAGCGTACCTGTAGGAATTGCCACTTAATTTGCCTTTCGGATAGGTTCGGTTAGAGCCCAGATTCCTTAATGACGGCATCCAATTCTTCACGGCTGTTTGCATTCATCAACCTTCTATAAATATCTGCTTGAAACTCAGGAGTGTTTCCTTGGTCTACAGCATTAGTCATACGTTGATAAGCAGCAGCCTGCTTTGGATCTACATTAGGTGTTGCCTGGGGTGGCTGGGTTTCATAGCCGAATACATCGGCATAATCTTCCAACCATTTCGATACAGACTCCTCAGTTGGGTCTATATCCTGCGGGATAAATGCGGCAATCTTGCCGTTTACCCCCCGACTAGCAAGGGCGTCTTTGATTGCTCGTTCACGATTTGCTTTTGAGACAGATTCAAACTGAGTTTTTAATTCAGCTAGTTCTTTCTCTTTTTGCTTGTTTGCTTTTCGCAACTGTTTGACGAGATCATTGCCATCATTTGATGGTGTATCAAAGTCGTCATCTTCATAGTCGTAATTGGACATAGGTCCTTCTCCCATTCTTTTTAGTTTACGTAGACCTCATACAGATTTGGGGGTTTTCTGTATGGCTTCTACTACTGGTCTTGATATCTCTCTAACAGGCCAGTCGTTCTGTTAGCAGGCTTAGTATTGTCCAGCGCGTTCGCGGTCTAGTGCTCCGCCAGTTATTCCGCTGGTGCCACCAAAGGTGGCAGCTTCTAGTTTTCCAAGTTTACGTCTCTGACGGCGTGCTTTCTCAGCATCAGGTAGAGCAAAGACTTCTGCCTCTGCTACCGCTTGAGTGTAATCAGGTTGTTTGTAAATCTGTGATAGTTGGCGACCACGCTCTAGGCCGCTTGCAATGGTCCCGAAGCCAGATGCTGCTTGTTCTTTTGTAACTCCAGCTCTAGCAAGTTCTTCTGCTCTAGAAACTCCAGTAGCAAGACCAGCGCGTGTAGCACCACTGCCAATTTCAGCAGCAGTTACCTTACGTTTAATATTTTCAATAGCTTTATCAGGATCTAGTGCATAGGCTAAAATATCACCATCAGTAACATCTGGGTAGAATGCTCGCAAAGATTGAGCTACTTCTGGATTAGCATTTATGACGCGATTATAGGCTGTCTGAATGCGATCTTCTAGTTCAACGGGGGATACATCTGAACCAATGAACTTCTCAAATCCTTCTTGACGACCCATATCACCGCGCTTGTAGTAAGTTTCAGGCATACCATAGCGGCGCATAGTCTCTTGGTATTGGTCCTCTAATCTAATGTATTCAGCTTCGGAAATAGCACGTAAGCCTTTACTGATACGAGTTTGATTAGCAGCAAAGCGTTTTCTATAAGCGTCAGTATCGCGTAGGCGTAAGGTAAACTCTGCCTCAGATAAACCATCCTGAATGAAACCTTTAAGTGGTTCTACTAAAGCGCCAAGACCGTATTGGTTAAATTGTTCAAATAACAGACTGTAGGCAGACTGTCCTTGACGGCGCTTTTCTTCTGCAGCCGCTTGCGCTGCTTGTTGAGCAGCAAGAGTTGCTGCTAATGTTGAAAGAGTGCTAGTAGAACTACTAGATGTAGCAGTTTTTAGTAAACCGTCTTCATAGGTCTTGCCTTGCCAAGTCCCTGTAAATGGTTGACCGTTAATAGTAAACAAATCAGCAGCAGTTCCTAATCCGCGATACTGATTACCTTTAGCATCCATACCATAGCCTGCGGCTCGTTTTGCATCATATAAAGAATCACTAGATGTAGTTATAGGCTTACCTTGTGCATCTATACCATATCCTGCTGCTCGTTTTGCATCATATAGGGCATCGCTGGAAGTAGGTGCTCCAGTATACATTGATTGAGTAGCACGTTTTCTTGCTCCAGTAACAGGGTCTACTATTTCATTTGTAGAAGCATCGTAATATGGATTAGGCGATTTAATTAGTTTATATTCTCCACCAGATGTTCCAGCACCTTGTTTCCAAGCATAGTCGTAAACATAGGCATCTGGTTGTGGAAGTGGAGCAAGTTTAGCAGCAGCTTTTGCTTTAGATTCTTCCTGTGCCTTAAAGTATGCTTCGCGGCGAGCGGCAGATTCAGCTGCTACTTCCTTTTGAATACGAAGGCGGCGTTCTTCTTTTGTCTCAGCCATTGTTACCCCTGGAATCCGAAGTCACGAAGCACATTGAGTGCGACATCTGATACTTCTTCTCTGGCTTTATTTGTGTACTGCCAGCGTGAATCTTTGCGTAGAGCACGTTGGTAATCATAGATACTCATTTCACCTTGGCTAGTAATAGCAGAGCGTAATACTGGATCATCAAGTCTAATTGTCTCTGGGTTGAGTTCTAATACACTAGCCATAATATTTTTGTAAGGGCTATAGACTGTATCTAAATCAACGCCTTCATCAAGCAATTTTCCTACATTTTCAGGCATACCAATTTTTGCGGTTCGGCGAATAATATTCTTAAAGGTATCAAGAGACTCACCTTGCAGAACTCTCTCCACCCAACCATCAAGTTGTCCACCAAACTGTTTATCTAGGTCAATACCATTAGCAGCGGCAGTGCCTCGTAAGTTAATGACTGTTTCTCCAGCCTTGCCACCAAATGCCTTACCAGGCAAGTAGTTAAACTTAGCGCGTATAAGTTTTTCTATGGCAGGATTAGCTGGACTTAAATCTAAAGAAATAGCGGTATTTACTATATCTTCTATATCTGACTCAGTAAGGTCTACTCCAAGTTCAACAGCCTTGTCAATAATATATTGACGGTTGTTAATATCTCGGCCCTTTTCGGCTCCTGCAGTGCGTGGGTCCTTGCGGAGTAACTGTTCAAATTGAACGAAGTTCATTCCGCCTTTATCAGTAAAAACCTTTTTAAGAATAGGATCATTTAAGTTAATAGTAGATTCATCTACATTAAAGAAATTAGCCATACGTGTAATATAATTACCGTAAATTTTTTTAAGACTTTGACCTGTCTTTAGAAGAGACTGAACGAATGCTGGTTGGTTCTTTGCAGCAGCATTGCGAATAATATTTTCAAAGTTTTCAATAGGAGTTCCAGCGGCAATTTGAGTTAGCCAACCATCAAGTTGTCCCTTAAACTCTGGGCTTGTTTCTAGATTTATGCCATTATCAATTCCAAGTTCAAATAGCGTTTCGTAATTTTTAGCAGCTTGTCCTTTATACTGTCCATCTACAGCACCAATTTTAAGTTTCTTATTTATGAAAGAAGCTAGTAAAACATTGCTTTGGTCTTGGTTTGTATCGTATGCCTCTTGAGCAATTTGTAGCAAGGTGGCTTCATCTAAAGTAGCACCAGCATCTCTTGCTTCGTTTTTAATTGTTTCACGTATACCAGCAAGGTCAATTCCATAAGCAGTCTGAGAATTTATCTCAGCTATCTTTGCAACATTACCTTCTGCTGCTTTGATAGCGGCATCATACTCTGCCTTATCTCTTGCCTTTTGACGCACCTTTGGGTCAAGAAGAGCTAGTCTCTTAATCTCTGGACCAAAAGTTGGGTCTTTAGAAAGTTCTGTAGTAAGCCATTGGTCTTCGTCTAGACCGCCAACGGATGCCTGTTCGGCTGTAGTTCCCTTACGCTTGTAGGTTTGCTTTGCAGCCTGTTCTTTTTGAGCGGTTGTAAGTCTCTTGCGCCAAGTTTTTAATTCTCCAGCAGTTGGATCGCGGTCAAGTAACTTTTGGAAGATATCGGTAATCTTGGCATCAGCTTGAGTTTGGCTGTAGATACTTGGATAGGTTATAGAAGTAGGTTTTGGAGTTTTTGCGGTATTGCCACTACTAGCTGCAGCTTCCATTTGAGCAATTTCAGCTTCAGTCTTACCTTGATCTCTAAGTTGTTGTTTGAAACCCTCAGTAAATGGCATTATTTATTCTCCTGCTTTGGCGTTAAATACTTGTCATATATGAGATCTTGGGATAAGAACCTATCGTAAACATAAGCAAATCCCATTTTGTCATCTTCCTTTAACTTATTAACCATCTTGTCGTATGACTCTCTTACGTCTAAATTTGACTTAGCATCAATAGATTTAGCAGAACGATTTAATAGTTCTTTTGCTATTACTTGACGCATTTCAATATATGCTGATATTGATTTCCAAGTAGGATTCTTTTTGTTGTCTTTCATAAACTGTTTATTTTCTAAAATTTTAGAAAGCCCAAGAATGACTCTATTGGTTTTAGACCCATCAGAATCTAGGTAATCATCATACCAAGCAGTTTGTTCATATTGACCAGATTTAGGATTGATTACAGGATTACCCTCAGCGTCTACTTTTATAGCCAATTTTTGAATTTCAAACTCTTTAGCAGCCTTTATATCTTCTGCGCCTTTTTGCATAATAGAAGATAGACCTCTAGCCTGCAACTCATTGTCAAAAATATCCATAAATTTGTTATATTGAATCCAGCCTTTTTCAGCTTCAGTCTTCTTCATAGCCTCAGCAGGGCTTTGAGAACTTAAAAACTTTTGTGGCGCATCTGGAGAAACACGCGTTTTGTATAAGTAGTCGTAAGCCGCCTGAGAAAATTCATATCCCTGGAAATCGTTAGTGACTGTGGAGATAAGGCGAGGTTCAATCTTAACAAGTTCAGAAACAAGATCTGGATATTTCTTGATTTGCTGAACCGCAGATACTGAAGACTGGACACCTGTTGGATTATAGGACAGGGTTGTGGTAAATGCAAAGAAGTCTGGATAATCTTTTAAGAATCTAGCATCAGCTTCAATTCCATAAAGCCTGCGATATTCGCGGGACTTATCCATATAAAACTTGTAAGGAGTATCAAATCTAGGAGCAAATGGAAGAACCAAGTTTGCAACGGTACGCATACGCCAGTAGTTCTTGGTCATATCCATAATTTTCTTTGGGCTTACTGGAGGCTTGCCATCGCGCTTAGCGTTTTGCTGCTCCGTGTTCCATATCAACTGATAACTTCTAGCAAATTGAGGATCTTCTAATTCTGCAGTATAAGTTTGAGCTCTCTGGAACCAAGTAGGTAAGAATCCAGAGATAGCATCTTTAGGCAGTCCATAAGGAAAAGCCCATTTTAAAGATTCCTCAAGGTCAGGTCTATTCTTTGCAATCTCTGCAGCAGGAACAGCTACATAAGGACCTACTGGAAATATATCTGAGAAGAAATTAGGATTACCCTTTGAGTAAAGAATATCCATACCACCTTGGAATAGGATATCCAAGGACCCTTTAGGAATACCCATCTGGTTCAAGGACTCTGTTCCTTTATCAAAGAAAGGAAGTTTATTTAAGCCCTTTGGTAAACCTACCCATATTATATCATTGCCAGATGTTTCTCCTGCGGGAATTGGATTGCCTTCAAAGTCGGTAACAAGACCTGCTTCATTCGGCGCATTCCATACCATATAGCCACGATTTACAATAGCAGGATTAGATACTGCTAATTTCATCCAAGTCTTGTAAGCATTCTCTTGTGCTGAGAAGAATGGGTTAATATATTTCATAACCATTGCAGCATTAGTCTTGCGTTCAATATTAAAAAGAATACCTTTCATCTCACGAAGAGCAATTTTGTGAGACTGAGATAATAAATCCTGTTGTTCTTTTACCGTTAAGCGTTCTTTCTTTAGGCCAGTCATAATATCTAGACGGCGTGTAGCTTCTCGGCGGTAAAGATAAATATAAAGAGGGTTACGAGCCCAAGCATCTTCAGGCAAAGTTGCTAAAAACTTAAATGCGCTGTTTACGAGTCCACGAATTTCAATTTTAGAAGCATTGTAGATATTTTCTTCTAGAATGTGACCGTGAATAGTTGGTAATTCTGTAGGATCTTTGAAGGCTAATCTTAAATCTTCAGCAGTAATCTCACGGATTTTAGGACGTAGCCCTGATTGAACAGGTAAATAGTTATCTAGAAACCCAGATATCTTAGTTACGTATTCTACTGCTTCATCTGAGTCAATAGCTAAACGGCGGCGTAAATCACGGCCTTCTCCAGAGTTACGTAGCCATTTGGCAACATCATCAATGGTTTCTCCATTAGCTATCTTTTGGACTACTGCTGAGTTACCAAATTGCTGACGTAAAGTTTGAGCCCACTGTTCAAAGTATCCTGGGTCTGTTGGTTTTACAGCACCAATACCCTTTGATGAAAGATTACGACTATACAAATCAGTATTACTATCTACCATACGCTGGAATGAATTACTAGATGACGCAATGCGGCGGAACATTTCTCCTAATTCCCCACCAAAAGCATCAGGAAGAACATACTTTTGACCATCAGATGTGACAGTCTCAAAAGATCCAGTACCAATACGCTTCTTGGGCTCTACTGCTACCCGCTTACTAAGAACTGAAGCATAGTGGTTATAGATAGCCTGTTTTTCTTCGCGCAATAGTCTTTTAGTATTCAACTCTGCGGCAAGGTCTAAATCTTTTGGATATAAAGATACCTTTGTTTCAAGAGCAGCAATATCATCTTTAAGAGTATTTAATTCGCCAATAACTTTGCGACTCTCTATTTGAATGCCTCTAAAGGTTAAACCATCTTCTATCGGACGGTATCTATCTATGTATCTTGTAGGAATCTTAACTGTATTATCTAGGATATTCTTAGTTCCTTCGCCAAGATGGCGAAGAGATGCCATAGCACCAACGGATGCAGCTATGCGAAGTTGAGAATCAATAGCGTTACGCTGTGTATATCCAAGTCGTAAAAGAACTGCTGCCTTAAATATGTCCTGGTATAAATCAATATAGTTGAGAGCTAAATCTTTTTTGCCTCCAACAGCATTAACTATACCCAACTTACTGTTTCTCTTTAATACTTTATCAAGTGTTAGGAAATCCATAATTGGTAAGAAGTTAGCTGTTTGAGATTCCAACAAAGGCACTTTAATAATAGATCCGTCTAGGTCTATCATAAAGCCATTGTCTTTTATAGACTTCAAAGCAGAGACGCGAGCGTTTTTGATACCATTGTAAAGCGTCATAGCGCGTTCTTCATCTACGCCATATTTTTCAGCAAGTTTTCTAAAGCCATAGTTTTCTAAATTTACAGCAGCAACTACTCTGGCCTCTGGAGATACAGCTTTCATATAGTTATCAAGAAGCTCTTTGCTCTTTTGAGGGCTAGTATCAGTAACTTTACCTAGAATATTTAAGGTAGCAATAACTTCGCGGTAAGAATCAGCATTATTAAAGTCAATTAAACCTGCTGGACGCTCTTTACCAAGCCAACTAACCTTCTGATACAGTTTGTGAAATGGAGTTGGCTGATAAACCTCTACTTTAGCAGAACCAGTTGTGCGGTCATAGAACCTTACAGCACGAGACTTGGCAATAAAGTCTTCAATTCCACCAGCTAGAACGCCAGTAGTGCGAGTTAGCGCTCCGCCACCCTCGCCAATTTCCATCATTTTTGCAAAAACTTTGTCTTTTTCAGCAAGAGCTGCATAATTAGCTTTGGCTTCATCAATGGCAGGTTTATTATCGTTAAGAAATGGAATCATTCCAGAGCCATCTGGAGCAGAAAACAGTTTCCACTCGTCTACAGCAGATAAATCACCACGAGCAACCTCAAGGGCATCGCTAATATCGCGGCGTGCTACCTTTAATTCATCTAACGCTTTAGGATCGCTAAGTGCGGAACGTAGAATTAAAGCTGTTTCATCTACGGTAGTAGAGTTACCAAGTAAATGCGCTAATAGTCCTGGCTGACTTGACGAACGAACCATTGGATGGTTTATAGCATAAGCTGAATCATTCTTAGTAAAGTCATCTAGTAAAGGTGTAAACCTATTTACTTCGCCATATTGAGCCTTAGATATTCCTTCAGCAGCTTTGGCTACAGCATCTGAATTAGTTAGCTTACCTACTCCAAGTGAGCTTGCTTTTACTCCCATAGCAGCCTTGCCGCCAATAAAAGTTATATCACCAAAGAAAAGTGTTCCTAAATCAACTCCGCCAGAAAGAGCTTTACCCCAAGCGCTCTTCTTAAAAGCTGCTTCGCGCTCATTAGGGTTATAGATATTAAATTTAGGATCATAAGCATTGCGAAATGCACCAATAAATGCTTGGCCTGGTGATATCTCTTGAGCACCTTTGTAGGCTTTCTTCCAAGTATCAGGGTCAAAGTAATCAGTAAACTCAATGCGACCAGCATTCAAGTCACCTTGAACCAAACCAAAAGTAGTAAGAGGTTCACGAATATACTCTTGGTTAATCTCATTGATTTTTACAAGAGCAGGTGCTACATAAGGGACCTTCATAATAGCGCCGCCTGCAGATGCTAAAGGTTTAGCAATGCGTCCTTGTTCTTTTTCCCAAGATGTCTTAAATGGTTTTAAGAAACCATTATACGCATCTTCATCATTCCAAGGAGCGGTTCCTACATCCCAAGCAAATCTGGCAATACCTTTACCAGCGCCAATTAGTTCCCCGCCAAATTTACCTGCATTTTTTACTGCGGTTGAGGCAACTTCACCAATTCTGTTCCATACACTCACAGATTATCCCTTAGTTCTCTAATAGCTTTACGGGTTTCTGGTGATGTATTAGGCAATGATGCTATGTAAGCAAGCACTGGCATATATTCTCTGATTGCAGATCTAAAATTTATGTCGTCTTCTTCTTGAGGTCCACCTGGAAGAACTTCAGAACCAGGACCAGGACCTATATCAATACCTGCGGTAATTTCTTCATCTGGACGCGTGGAAGCATCATACAGTCTTGTTCCAACTTGAACTGGATTTCTTTTAACTTTAGTTACATCAGCAGTTTTTGCTAATGGGGCGCCTGCTTTATTAGCGGCGTTTTCTACACCTGAGCCATACTCTGTTGATTGGAACGATAAACCATCTGTTCTCTTGGAGAATTTACCAGGTCCTGATACACCTGCCATAGGCCCTCTACTAGCCATTTGGATCCTCCATCTTCTCTAAATCTGATGTGAACTGTTCCCATACTCTGGAAACTTTCGTTGTTCTATTTGCGTTATACACTGCTAAATCTAAAAGTTCTGATGCGAGCATCTCTACAGCTCGCACTATATTCACAAAGAAACCTGACATAACTACTAAGAAATCTGCAAGAGTGACAGAGCGCGGTACATAATCTTTGTTATCTTCCACGCTCTATCCTCTCAACAAGTAACACTAAGCCTTCTTGCCTTTACGACCTGCTGGAGCATAGCCAAATCTGACTTCTCCGCCTGCTGGCTTTGGGGCGCTCTTAGAGCCTTCCTTTGGCTTAGCCATTGAAGCCTTTGCACGACCACCTTTTTTCATATTCATATCACACCTCCCTTACCCTGCAATAGATGCGAGTAATGACGCTATATCTGGACGAGAGCCAGCAGCAGGGGCCGCACCCATTTGTTCTGGAGTAGGCTGCGAGGCAGGAACGGGGGCCATACCTGCTGCTGGAACTTCTTCGCCCATTGGAACTTCTACCTCTGGTTCTGGGGCGAATACTTCTTCAACTATCGTCTCAAGTTGCTTACCTTTTTGGCGACCCTTGATAACCTCTGCGATTCTAGAAACAATCTGAGAAGGATCTTGACCTTGGGCTGCAAGTGCTGGAATGGTCTGAGCATACTGAGCAACAGCAACGCGCAGAGAATCACGCATCTCTTCAATATCCACACGCTGCTCTTCTTGAGTGACATTCAACTCCATAGGGATTTCTCTACGTACATAATCTCTTGATACGAGTTTGTCGCTTCGCATCTGTAGTAAGGCAATGATGGCATTGTTTGGATTCATACCAGACATAATGCCGTAACGAACATCTACGCCATACTCGCCAGCAATCTGACGGGATGGCACATACTTCATATTAAACGGTGTGCCGTCATCTACTCCCTTGATTTCCTTGGTCATAGAACCAAAGATTTTCTCATCTACCTCAAAACAGAGAGATACCAGTTCAGTGAATAGGCGGGCAAACTGTGCTTGTGCTGCGCGAACCTGAGTATCAAAGCCAGCTTGTAGCGCTTGAACTCCGCGACCTGTAATAATTGAAGCATCAATATTACCGCTACGAACTTCTGGATAACGAGAACCTAGACGTAGTTCTCGCTCTAGAACGCCAGATTCTGTAAAGACTCCTGCTGGAAGTTCTAGCGGTACACGGCGAATACCTTGCGGATTAGCAGAACGCATAATCGAGTCAGGACCAAGTGCTAGTTCCTGCACATCTTGCGGAATAGCAATAGGTGCTTGGATAGATTTCTCTGCTGCTTGAATCTGCAATACTGCAAAGCGTGCTCTAGCAAGTTGTACTGCTAGAACATCATCAAACTGACCGCGTGCTTCTCCGTCTAGGGATGAACGGACAGCAACACGAGCCAAGCATTTACCGATAGTGTTGGGTAGATTGGATAGAACTAGGTTATTACGATCTGCTACATAGATTATATCTTGGTATTTGTCGTGATAGCGAACCATAGATACATAAGGAGAGCTGGTAGCATAATTCTTGTTTACTATAATTTGGTTATAGAACTCTGGATATTGCATCGCTAGAGATTCTGCATCGGTGTTTATCACTTGAGTGATAGAGATACAACGACCAAAGCGGTCCA